TCAAATTTCTCTAGAATTACTTACCAACGTAATATTACTAGCGTTATGCAACGTAATAGGTAGTGAGTAAATAAGAAGATTCCATTCCCATTTCATTCCCATCAAATTTTTATGATCAGGATGAAAAAACATCAAAAACCCTAGTTTTGAGATATTTAAAAAAATATCAGGGGTATCTGAATTTAGAAGTAATAAAGTAATATTTTATAAATACTATAGTTTAATCAATATCTTATATATCTTTTCTAATGTAATTTTTAAGTAAGTATCTAGTAATAAATTACTGTATAAAAAGGTATTTTTTTCACTAAACACTACTTAATAAAATCAATGACTTATATTTTATTACTTCAAAAAATTACAAAAAATTACCTAAAGAAGTAAGTTATTTTATATTTATTTATCAATCACTTAACTGTTGTTATTACTTTATTACTTCAAATCGATTCTAAGTTTTATAAAAGCACATTTTTATGTTCTTAAAAAAAGATATCGGGTAAGATTTTATCTAGGAATATTTCTGCTAGAGAAATGTTATGCAAAGCGAATTTGATCAATACAAAAGTTTTTTATTGCAGAGAGAAGAACTTTCCAAAACAAACAAAATAGCTCCTTGGTTAGATTACTTAGGAAACCCAATTTTTGAAAATGACTTAATTCAACACCCATCTGGTGAAATTGGTTTAGTTATATTTTTACAGTCAGAATATGAGCCATATAACCAATGGCGTGTGAAATATAATGACAATGTTTTATCCAGACTTTGTTTGCAAATAGGCGATAAAGGACAAGCCAGTGTAGTTGGTCATCCATTAGAGCATATTGAAGTTATTCAAACTGTAGTGCCGTAGTAATATGCAGTAGCCTATTTCCCATTTTTTCTTCTCAATAGCCTAAGTTTCATAGGTTCTCTAGATTCATTACTCAGTAAAACAGTGTGCAGTAATATAGCCTCATTTAGATGAACCGCAGGCGCGCGGGTGACTGCGCCGAGCCACGGTCTGATCGATTTACATGAGAATATTTCTCATTTGAGCGAAATTTCTGAAAATCCATAAAAAAAGCCAGCTAATGCTGGCTTTAATGCTTTTTAAAGTGTCATGTTACGTTCTTTAAGTCATATTCTTTAAATCTAATCACTTCATCACCAGACCATTCATTTAATTGCTGCATGCGCGACTGAAGTGGAAGAATTTCATTTTGATAAAAGACTTCTGCAGCATCTTTGATAGATCCAAACCCACCGGTATTGTTTGGTACGACACCCATTAGTTGTGGCGGTATGCGAAGTGCTGCCAAAGTATCGTCACGTGTGATGGATTTAATATTTGTGAAATCATCCTTTGCAGCGATTTCAGAAACAGGCAAGATCTGTATACCATCCTTTTTTCCTCCTGGTGCGTAGTAGAATAGATTACGGAAGTTGCCTGGCCCTTTGCTATCTTTCAGAGCCTGTCGTAATGCTGTGATGTCATTCGGATCTTGAGCAGCATCATTCACATATAAGATAAAACCGGCATGAGATCCATTGTTGTAGTACTTCCGACGAAAGAGCGTAGCCGACTCATTAAGCCATGCACTTTGTAATGCAGATAGATATTCTGGTGATCCATAAATTTCCTGATCGATATCGGCTTCTCGTATATGACAAACACGATTAGAAAATTCATATTCTTGATAGCCAAGATGATCATTACAAAGTAAGAAGAATTGATCATCATACTCACCACGTCGCATGTATTTCGCCAACGCTGGTTTATATTGCATTACATTTCCGAGTCTGGATCTGACTTCTTCAAGATATGTATTACCACACCAGACGTAATCTAACGCGACCTGTTCAAATGCTTTCCGGTTTAACTTTGCATGCGGAATAAATAAATTGGCCAGAAAATTACGTTTAAAAATAATGCCACTGTTTAAGTAGGGCGTTGATTTGTATGACTTGGCCAAACCATTCATATTGACCTGAGGTTCATACCAGCGCCCATTGAACCAAGATTCCAAATAATCTGATAATTCATTGCCATTTAGCACTGGTACAGCATCACCAAAAGTGAATGCCATTGATTCATGCTTGTTTTGTTTCATTTGGGTTTGAAATATTGGTATTTGGCTTTTGGCAAAACTGACTAAATTTTTTGCTGTAGATAGGGGATTCATTAATAGATCTCCAAGAATGATTGATTCATTTGTGTTTGGCCTTCGAGTGGTTCATTGTGAATTGCATGCATCAATGCCCAAGCTAGATCTGCATGTCCTGTTTCCTCAGAACGACCAGCTGTAAAGGTCATTTGTCTTTGGCTTGCTGTAAGTGTTTTTTTGATGCTCATTAATGATTGAGATAGATCTGTCCAGCCCGCGTCATACTCAAGCCGACCATGACGAATCACATCCATTGTTTTTAAGACAAGCCGTGTTTTGACTTCGGGTGAATAACTAAATTCAGTCACATTTGGGAAAAATTGCTTAACCAGTTGAGATACACCAGTTCCCATACCTGTGATGTCTACGCCAATATAAGTCACGTAATAACGCAACGTCGTTTGTCGAATCATTTCTGCCTGAGCTTTGAAATCCATTCCACGAAATTGAATGCGTTCAAGTACTCTAAATTTCCCACCAGGAACGGGGGAAGGGGCAACGACAACCATACCAGCACTATCCCCACTTTCAGCAGGGTCATAACCTATCCAGACTGGATTATTGCCAAATGGTCTTATGTGGAAAGGTTTAAAGTCATCTGCCCAAACTTCCCAAGAATCGACCATACATGGCTGGAGCATAGCCAAAGGAAAAATAGATGCGCCATCATCAATAAATTGGCACATCAAAAGGTTTGCAAATTCTTCTGCTGAATATTCGAATCGTAGCTCCTCGATGTCGAATAAGTCACAGCCACCATTTTCAGCATCTAAGATCGTGACAATCTGACGCCACATTCGATCTTCACACAAACGACCATGTTTAAGCGCATCATGTGATACATCAATATCCAGTTTTTGATCTTTTGGTCGGCCTCTGTTGTAACGAGTACCAGTCCAGAATGTATAAGCTTCATGTGCCATTGTGGATGGCGTAGAAAAGTAAGTTTTACGCCACTTTTTTTGCAACGCCATTGCTGATGCAACTTTGTTTAATTCATTGAAGCCAAACGTCCAAAAGAATTCGTCAAAGTAAAAATTACCGTGATGGCCTTGAGCTGTTCGATAATTCGTCCCTAAAAACGATAGTGAGGCCTGATTGTTATCTGGTAGAACAATTGGATCACCAACCAATTCGACACCACAAGCTTCGTATGCAAAACCTTTGATGTATTCTTTAAAAATGTGCGCCTGAGCTTTTGAAGCAGATAAGAAAATCTGATTACGGCCAGTTTTGACTGCATCGACCAACGCTTCACGTGCAAAGTACCAAGTCGCACCGATCTGCCGACTTTTTAAAATCACTCGAGTACGCTGATTACCAGCTTTGTACCAATCTCTTTGATAATCAAAAAGGCTATCTTCAAAAGCTGAAATAAGTTGTTCGACTTGTTCTTCAGTAAACGTATTACTTTCTTTTTTCTTTTTCGGTGCTGCATTGCGCTTGACTAAATTCGGATTTAGATCTGCTTCGTTGCCACCATCTTTGTAACGTTCAATACGCGCAAATTCTTTGTAGTTTTTAAATAATTCGCCAAGCTCTTTATAGTCGCCACTCGATTTTTTGTTTTTAAGTGTGAGTGTCATCAAGCGAACTGTCAGAGCTTCTTCAACACGACTGTCAGATCTTGTTTTATCCCATTCTTCTCGTGTTTTCCAAGCCTGAACTGTACGTTCGTTTTCATCAAGCGCTTCAGCTATATCAACGATTTTCCAGCCAAGCCAGAATAAAAATTTTGCCTTGAGTTTGTTATCGAGTATCAGCTCTAGATTAGCCAGTTGAGAGAGTTCGTTCATGTCCTGCGGATCGATTTGGTTTCATCCGCAAACGATGGCAGGCACTGACTCTTTTAGCAGTTCAATGCAGTTGTAAAAGCACTTTTAACAACTGCAAATGATTGAACAACAAGGCTTTGATTGCCCATTCTGCACCTATTGAAATTGCCCAAAAAACCTTGCAACAGGTGCAGCAAAATGACCGAAAAAACACAGCCGAAAAAATTTAAATCGAAGTGGTTTCGAGTTGCCGTGGCTGGTGACACCACCGATGGACGTCAAATTCAATCTGAATGGATCATCCAAATGGCACAGACATACAATTTGAATACCTATGGTGCTCGAATTAATTTGGAACATATTAAGGGTGTTTCACCAGATGGAATTTTCGGTGCGTATGGCGATGTGATTGCGCTTAAAACTGAAAAAGTAGACATCAATGGTGAACAGAAAGATGCACTATTTGCGCAGATCCAGCCAAATGATAATTTGATTGCCCTCAATCAAAAAAATCAAAAAATTTATACGTCTATCGAAGTAGATGAAAATTTTGCAAAGACTGGCCAAGCCTATTTAGTAGGTCTTGCTGTAACTGACAGTCCAGCGTCTTTGGGTACAGAAATGCTTTCGTTCGCAGCCGGTGCTACTGAAAACCCACTAAAGGCCAAAAAACAACGTCCCGAAAACCTTTTCAGTGCAGCTCAAGAAACCACGTTTGAATTCGAAGAAGTCAAAGAAAATTTTGGTGCGAACTTTTTAAACCAAATTAAAAATTTGTTCAAAACTCAAGAGCAACAACAGCAGCAAAATCAAGAAAACTTCAGCCAAAGTGAGCAAGCGATCCTTGCTATTGCTGAACAGACTGCTTCGCAAGGGACAGAATTCAATCAATTAAAGCAAAAGCATGAGCAGCTGCAGCAAGAATTCAATCAATTGAAATCAAAGCTGGATCAAGAACCACAACATAAAAAACGCCCTGGTTCAAACAACAGCCAATTCAAGCATGACGAAGAAGAAGTCGACTGTTAGTTCAGTCGATATATCTCCCTTTCAAAATATTTAGAGTATAGAAAATGCAATTACTTACCCGTCAAAAATACAACAAGGTGATGGCTCAATTAGCAGAGCTAAATGGTGTTGAAACAGTCACTCAGCAGTTCAATGTCACGCCTTCTGTTCAGCAAAAACTTAAAGAAAAACTTCAAGAGTCATCTAAGTTTTTGAGTCTAATTAACGTTTATATTGTTCGTGAACAGTCAGCGGAAGCAATTGGAATGGGAATCTCTCGACCAATTGCATCTCGTACCAATACAAATAACAACGATCGTCAAACCAAAGATCCAACTGGAATGGACAATCGCTTTTATTTTTGCCGTAAAACCGATTTCGATACAGCTATTAAGTATCAAAAACTGGATCAGTGGGCCAAGTTTACAAATTTTTATGCAATGTTCCGTGGTCTGATTCTCAAGCGACAGGCGCTAGACCGTATCATGATTGGATTTAATGGTACCAGTATCGCAGCCGATACCGACATTGTTGCCAATCCAAAACTTCAAGATGTCAACAAAGGTTGGTTGCAAAAAATGCGTGAAGAGAATCCTTCACGTGTGATGAAGTCTGGTGCCGCTCAAAACAAAATTACAATTGGCAAAACAGGTGATTACAAAAATATTGATGCTCTGGTTATGAATATTGTCGACGAAATGATCGATGAAGTGCATCAAGATAATCCTGATCTTGTCGTCATGTGTAACCGCAAAACTGTATCTGATAAGTATTTTCCGTTAGTCAATCAAGATCAACCGAACACTGAAAAGTTAGCAGCCGACATTATCATTAGTCAAAAGCGAATGGGTAATCTGCCTGTTTACTCAGTGCCATTCTTTCCTGAAGGCATCATTTTAGTGACGACTTTCGATAACTTGTCCATCTATATGCAAGAAGGTGCTATGCGTCGAACAGTCATCGACAATCCAAAACGTGATCAGATCGAGAACTACGAATCTTCAAACGAAGATTACTACATCGAAGATCTCGGCTTGGCTTGCATGGCTGAAAATATCGAAATTCAGGCGGAGTAATAATCCATGAACTTGGCTCGAAAGCACTATCAACAGCATCAAGCCAAATCCGCAGCTGAATCAGCTGCGGAGTTCGGAACGATGCAAAATACCAATGCTTATGAACAGCACTTGATGCAGCTCAATAGCGATAAAAACCGTCTCAAAAATATTCAGTCAAAACAAAACAAAGTCGAACTGAAACGCCAGTTACTACCCAATTACAAACCATACCTTCATGGCATTCTAGAAGTGAAGCCGGGTGTACAGGATGCCGTAGTCACTGAAATGCTAGTTTGGTCCATCGATGTTGGTGAATACGACTTTGCGCTCGATCTTGCTGAATATGTCCTCGAGCACGGTTTGAAACTTCCAGATCGTTTTGAGCGTTCTGAAGCGTGTTTCATCACTGAAGACATTGCCGATGAATTTTTAAAAGTGCTTAAAACGGATGTATCTATTGATATCACTGTGCTTGAACGACTTGAAAGTTTGATTACAGATGAGTCATTGGATAAGTCCAAACGTGATATGCCTGACGAGGTAAAGGCCAAACTTTATTTGGCATTGGGTAAAGCTGAAATGCGTTTGATTACTGGTGAGCAGCTTGTCGATTTAGTACACGCAACTCGTGCACGTGATTTTCTAGAACAGGCTTGCAAACTGGATGATAAATGCGGTGGGCGAACAGATCTCAATAAAATGACCAAATTTGTTACCAAGTTACAGCCAGTTTTCGCGAAAAGTGACGAAAACCCACCCATCCAGATTTTAAATCCAGAAGGGACAACCGAACAACCAGAAGCCACCAACGTTTTGCTGAATCAAAACGGAACGCCTGTCATAGATGATCACGGCAGCATGGTACCAGCTTCTGAATAAGTGCCCCGCACCGCACTGGAGTGCAAAGGTCGTGATCTTCACATCACAGTAAATCTTCAACGAGCCTTTGCCCCTCCCAGTGCCCTAAGGAGATTCCTATGGGCTTTGTCGCAAATGGCAATACCACGCCAAGCAATATCAATATTACCAGTGGTACTTTTTTTCCAAGTATTTCACTCGATCAAATTCGGGATGTGGTTCGTATCGATGGTGCAGTAACAGATGCTCGACTTCGTCAATTGGTCCTTGAAGAAATCATCGATACCAATCGTTTGCTTGCAAGCCTGGTCATGAAAGCCGACACGCTAGTAGATCTGTCAACAAGCATGATCGATGGTGAACCAGACACCGAAGTTCTTTATTTTTCGGCTATATCCAACGGTGTAGCAGCAAAAGTAAATGAAAACTATCGGACCTATGACAGCACCAATTCAGGTAATAAAAAAGCTGAACATGCATTTTTGACTGTAGAAGATTATCGACGCAACAAAATGTGGGCCATTCAGCAACTTAAAGGTGAAAACCACAGTGTGGTGGAGTTGATATGAAAATGAATATTTCTTCTACTGAAACTCATAAACGTCAACATCGCTATCGTTACAAACAGAAAGAGCTTGAATGTCTGGCAGTTGAAAAAGTAGCTGAAGAACTAGGATTGGATTTATCAAACAACAGCTTAAAAGTTGAATCTCGAATTATTTCAAATTCAAACGGAATTAATCCAACTACATATGAATGTGAAGTTTCAATAACTGAAATTTTAGATTGTAAGGATTGATTCATGAGCAGAACTATTACAGCGATCCAAAATGACACGATTGACTCAATTTGCTGGCGATATTACGGACGTAGCTCTGGCGTGGTTGAAGCAGTACTTGAAGCGAATCCAAATCTGGCAGACGTCGGTGTTTTTCTGCCGATTGGTACATCCGTGATTCTTCCCGACATCGATACACCACAACAAACCAAACAAACAATACAACTGTGGGATTAATAATGCCAGAACCAACTACAACAGCAGCGACAACAGCAGTCACTATCAGTGCAGCTTCATTACTCCCATTTGTAAACGGGAATGCATTGCTTGGTGCTGTCTTTGGAGCAGCTCTATTTGCAACAACCAAAAAAGACTTAAAACCTTTACAACGGCTTTCAACCATGATCATCGCGGTTGGTTTTGGGTACTTACTTGCACCAGAAATTACGATGCGAACGCTTATTACAAATGATGCAACTGCGGGCATGATCGCATCCATTTTTTCATTACCTATTGTTTTAAAAATGATGGTTTGGGTAGATCAATCCAGCCTGTCTGATATCTGGAATAAATTTCGTGGAGGAGGAAAGTCATGATCGAAATTATGTTTCAACTGATTGCACTAATTGCATACATGATTTGTGGCATTCGTATCATCTGCTTTGATGCGGAAGGTCTACGTCATCGACATGGTTTTTCAATTCTTGCCACGATTTTGATCGCAGCGTTCATTGGCCAGTCGGTGCACATCTTATTCTTTAAAGATCCAGTTACGTTATGGGATGCGATCTTTGCAGTACTTTTGGCTGTTCTGATTTGTCGAGCAAAAGGTAATGTGGCCAAACTGATTTGGAGTACATCATGATCTTAAAATTTGGTTCAAAGGGTAATGATGTCATTACAATTCAGCAGCAGCTTAAAAAACTTGGTTTTAAAGGCGTAAAGGGCAAAGATCTATCCATCGATGGTGATTTTGGTGTTTCTACTGAACACGCTGTCATTACATTTCAAAAGCAAAAAAATCTGGTTGCGGATGGCAAAGTCGGAGACAAGACAAGAGCAGCTCTACTTGAACAAAATATCTCGAAATTACTTAAAGATAGTGACTACACAGCAGCAGCTGCGCGCCTCAAAGTTTCCGAGCTGGCGATTCGGGTTTTTGGTGCAGTCGAAGGCAGGGGAGTGGGTTTTCTAAAAAATGGAAAGCCTAAAATTTTGTTTGAACGTCACCGTATGTATGCATATTTACGTTTGAAAAAAGGAGCTGCCTTTGCAAACAAAATGGCAGTTGAACGTCCAAATATTGTCAATAAAAAATCGGGTGGTTATCAGGGCAATGAAGCTGAATATGTCCGTTTAGAATTGGCAAAGCATATCGATGTTGAAAGCGCTCTCATGTCAGCATCATGGGGACAGTTTCAAATCATGGGCGAAAACTGGAAAGAGCTAGGTTATACATCTGCACAAGATTTTGTTGATCAACAATTTGCTAGTGAATCTTTCCAGCTTGAAGCATTTATTCGATTTATCGAATGGAAAACAGGCATTATCGACGATAAAAAAGTTAAATTAATTGATGCGCTGCGAGCTGAAAATTGGGACGCAGTATTTACGCTTTATAACGGACCGAATTATAAAAAACTTGGTTATCAGGCAAAGTTCCAAAAAGAATGGGATCACTTGGAACCAATTTATGGCGGAGCCAAAGCAGCATGAAAAAACCACAGAGCCTTCGAACACATTTATTAAATGCGATACCTGAGCTGCAGCGCGATCCAGAGCGTGTTCTTATATTTGTGGACGAAGGTAATATCCGAAGTACTTTAGCGAATGGCCTATCATTTGAATATGCTTACACACTGACGATGATCTTAACTGATTATGCGGGTGATTTAGCAGCAGTCAGTATTCCAGTACTGGATTGGGTTCGAGAAAATCAATCGGAACTTATGGCTAATCTTGATCACGCTAAAAAGGGCATAAAATTTGAAGCAGAAATTTTAGCAAATGATAAAGTCGATCTAGCGATTCAACTGCCTTTAACTGAGCGCGTCATTGTAAAACAGACAAATGAGGGTCTAAACGTCAGTTATCCTGAAGAGCCAAAATATCATAAGGCTGAAGAATCCAAAGAAGTCACCCTTTATGATAAAGATGGTACCGTCCTAGCATCATGGATGTCTCGTGAACCTGAAGAGGGGCGTTATCTGTAATGGCTGAACTCGAATATCTTTCTGAGCATCTCAATGCATTACTGGCATCGTTAAGCGATGCTGAAAAACGTAAATTTGCAATGATGATCGCTCGCAAGATTCGTGCAAGCCAAAGTCAACGCATTACACGTCAGCAAAACCCAGATGGTAGCTCATACACACCAAGAAAAAATTTACGTGCACGTAAAGGCAAAATAAAACAAAAAATGTTCATGAAGCTTAAAACGGCAAAATTCATGAAAATAGAAAAAATTCCAGATGGCGTGACCATTGGATTTGATCAACGAGTATCAAGACTTGCTCGAATTCACCAGGATGGATTGATCGATACTTTAAAGTACAACGGCAGAACATTTAAAGTCAGATATGCACAGCGGATCTTGCTTGGATTTACAGATGCAGAAATAGAAATGTTCGAAAACGAAGTTTTTAATTTTATTGATAAAAAATAATAATCTGAGTTGTTATTCTGTTTTTTACAACTTCACCCGAATGCATTAAACAAAAAGCTGCACCACGATTGCAGCATGAATGCAGATATCTATCGTCGCGTCGAAAATTTGATCCGAGCTGGACGAATCAAGACCGTAACTCCGTCTAAACCCTTTCATACAGTTACAGTCAATCTAGGTGACATCGTAACTAAGCAGTTACGTCTACTCAATTTAAGGGCAGGTAAAGACGCAACTCATGATTTACCCAGCATCAATGAAGAATGTATTGTTTTTAGCCCCTGCGGAGTTTTAGAGCTGGGTATCGTTGTTGTAGGTCTAAATAATGAAGATTTCCCAACCCCATCACAAGATCCTGATATCAAACTGCGTATGTTTGAAGATGGTGCTGTTATCAGTTACGACACCAAAAACCATAGTCTAAAAGCAATTTTACCTGAAAATGCCACCGCAATTTTAACCGCGCCTGGTGGACTCACTGTAAATGCAGATACCACGATCAATGGCAAACTTTTTGTGAATGGTGATCAAACCAATGTTGGTAATGTCCAAATTGATGGCAGCACTGCCATGACTGGAAACAACACCGTTGGTGGTAGCCAGTTAGTACAAGGATCCAGTCACTCTTCTGGTGATTTTAGTACCGAAGCCGATGTTAAAGCCGGTGATATTAGTCTGAAATCACACAAAACTTCAGGTGTGAAATCTGGCGGAGATACATCTGGAGTACCAACGCCATGATGTCACGCAAAAACGGTGTCTCTATTTCAGAGCTTGAAAGCATACAACAATCAATTCAAGACATTGTCACAACTCCGCTTGGCTCTCGAATCATGCGTCGAGACTACGGCTCTATCATTCCAGATCTGATCGATCAGCCCATGAGTGATGTACTCAAAGTCAAAATTTTCAGCGCAATCTATACGCCAGTTACTCGTTGGGAAGAGCGTATCAGTATCGAAAGTATCAAAGTCAGTGATGTTTCTTCTGGTGGTATGCAACTGGATTTAGAAGCCGTTCATACACTCACTGGCCAAGCACTCAACTTAAACATTCCGCTGCAAATGGGATCTTCAATATGAGCGTCGACTTTTCACAACTTACTAAGCCAAGCATGGTTGAAGAAATTGACTTTGAATCGATTCTTGCTGAACGAAAAGAAAAACTGATTAGCTTGTTTGACAGTACTGATCAGGATCAGATTCGTCAGACTTTACAGCGGGAAAGCGAACCACTGACAAAGTTTTTAGAAGAAAATGCCTATCGTGAAGTCATTCTGCGTAACCGCATCAATAATGCAGCGCTTTCTGTACTACTAGCTTTTGCTGAAAAGACCGATCTTGATGCCGTCGTAGCTAACTATGGTATTAAACGATTACTGATTAATGAAGCGACTGCAGACAGCGATGCTGTGTATGAAACCGATGATGCTTTACGTTATCGCGCATCTTTGGTTTTTGACTCTTTATCCGTTGCTGGTCCCACCTCAGCATACGAATACCATGCCTTAAGTGCCGATGGCCGTGTAGCCGATGCCAAAGCATCCAGTCCTGCACCAGCCGAAGCACTAGTCACCATCTTACAAAATGATACGGAAACAGGTGCAGCAACCGACGCACTTTTATCAATCGTACAAAGCTATTTAAATGATGATGTACGTCGACCCGTCGCAGATCGACTGACAGTTCAATCAGTCGATGTGATCCCTTTTGAACTCACCGCCACAATATTTACTAACAATTTACCCGAATCAGACTCTCTAATTTCAGCAGCCACCGCAGCAGTCAGAAAATATTTAGATGAAAGCCGACGTATTGGCCGGTCTATTTACCTTTCTAAAATTTACAACTTGCTGCATGTGTCAGGCGTTGTTCATGTTGTGATTTCAAGCCCTGCTGTAGATGTTGAGGTAAGCCACGTTCAAGTCGCGCACTGTACCAACATTACGATAAATGCTGGAGAAGCTTGATGAATAAACTTCTCCCGCCTAACTCAACACTACTTGAACGCAATGTTTGTAGTGTGACTTCTGAAGCCACGGACTTAGACGTCAATATTCGTGCAATTACCACACTTAAAAATACCCCTAACGATTTTCTTCCACTCATTGCATGGCAAAACAGTGTCGACCGCTGGAATCGAAACTGGTCAGACAAAGAAAAAATTGCCCAAATTCGTGCTTCTTTTCAGATTCATCAAAAGAAAGGCACTGTGGCCGCATTGAAAGAAATTACCAAAGCCTTTGGATATTCACTGACAGTGACCGAGTGGTGGCAAGAGCAGCCAACCAACACACCAGGAACATTTCAAATCACCATCGATACCGAAGGTAATGAACTCAGCGAATCAGGCTACAACACCCTGATTGCCTTATTGAATGATGCAAAACCTCTGACACGTGAACTCAAAGGCATTGAAGTTAATGTGGTCTCAGTGCGTGGTGATACCAATATCGCTTGTGCCATGTACGACGGTGAAGACGTCACCATCTATCCCAAACAAAACGAATTTACTCCTATTTGTTGTCCGATTTTTGTCTTCTTTGGACATGACGACACCACCATCTATCCGAGAGCTTAAACATGGCAGAACAAATTTATTATTCAGTTTTCACAAAAAAAGGTCTGGAACTTCTAACTGAAGCGATTCGTAATGGCACCAAGCTTGGGATTACAAGCATGGCCTTTGGTGATGGCGGTGGTTCATTACCTGTTCCGAATGAAAATTTTACCTCAATGGTTCGTGAAGTACATCGAACCCAACTAAATAGTCTCGCACCGGATCCAAACAATGCGAACTGGCTTCGCGCTGACGCGATTATTGCATCAGCCACGGGAGGTTTTAACATCCGCGAGCTAGGTTTATATGCGGGTAATATACTGGTTGCATATTCAAACTATCCAGCAACCTATAAGCCAAATCCAAGTGATGGTACTGCACGTATCATGTCCTTCCGCATGATTTTGCAAATTGACAATACCGCTAATTTTGATTTAGTGATTGATCCAGATGTCGTGCTTGCGACGATCCAAAAAGTTGAAGACGCAAAATTAGAGATCTATCAAAATACTGCAACGACCTTATATCAATTAAGTGATCTCGAAAATTTTGAAAAGTGGCCAGGCCGAACCGTTTTCATAAAAACAAGAAATGGTGAAGAGAATAGTTTTTTCAGTGGTAACTTTATTTATGATGAATCATCAACTGAAGATATTGATAATGCTCTTATTCTAAGTGCAGGTAATGTAGGACGTTGGAGAAGAGTTTTAACGTCGAATATTCTTCAAGCACAATGGTTTGGTCATCCAAATCAAATAGATGATCAAAAAATATTAAACGCAGCATTTTTTGCAGCCAATAAAAGATCAATGCAAGTCGACATAAGAGGGTCAGTGTGGGGAATCAATGGTGTAGTTAATGGCATCTATCATCTTCAAATTTTCTCGGATCGAAATAGTTATATTTCAGTGAATCCAGATGGAAATTATCCCCAAAACTATGCAGTATTATTCGGGAATCCATACTCGACGTGGACTGATGGACGTTCTTTAATTCGCTTGGTCGGATTTTTGAGGATCGATTGTCAAACACGTAGCAAAAGATTAAATGGAGTCGTATTTAAAGGATCTTGGCATTCAATAGATGCAATACGTGTTGAGAATTTTAATGGTACAGGACTCAATCTCGAATCTGTTCATGATTCAGTATTTCCGGACATATCTGTTGAACTTTGCGGAAATAATGACGATTATGCATTTAGATGCAGCAGTATAGACGACACAACAAATTGTTTGCATATTGGACGATTACAAGTTGAGCAATCATATCAACGTGGAATTTATATGATTACTACAATTCGCTCATTAATCGATAACATCCATGCTGAACGTTTATATATCACCAATAAAAGTTCATTTGATAATGTTGTAGGCCGCGACAAAAATCATTTGATTAATATTGATAATAGCCAAATTAATCAGGCCATATTTCATTCAGACTCTGAAAATGACTTTTACGTCAGATTGGATGGCACATTAAGTGTAATGAATGCAGTTTTAGTTCATGGACACTGCTTTGGAGAGTATGGCTCAAGCCTAACTTTTAATACCCTTCAAGCCTTGAGTTATGGTCAGCATACCATGCAAGGCAGTATGACGTTTAATAACTTGACTTGTAATAAACTCGGTTTAACAAGTAATGTTGTTATCAATAATATCAAAGCTGAGGATTTTGTTTTTGGCTTTAAAGCCTCAAATATTATCGTCAATGGTGGTTCGATTAAAAATGTAGGCTCATTAGATTCGTCTGAGGTTGCTGAGGGACAAATTCAATTCAATCGTCTAAATATTGAAAATGTATACAAAACAGGAAGTAACTCTTCTGCTCAACCTTCAATTTTCAGTGCTTGTAAAATCCAGAATTTTTATGGTGATCCGGCTAAAACCTGTACTGTTGTAAACTCATCAATTGAAAATTGTGATTTAGCGACAGTTATGTATGCAACGTTTGAAAGCGTTAAATTCACAAATTTTAAATTTAATGGATCAGCCGCATTCATCACTCGTAACTGTTCAGCAACAGGATCAGTAAATTGGTCATTACCAACTGTTAAATATGCAGCAGGATCTCTTTCAGAAAGAATTGGCTATTCCTCAGATGGAAAGATTTACCAAAATACAGATGGAGACATAACTTGGCAAAAACTACTTTAACTCGGAAGAATCGGTAAAGTTGTAAATTTACTTTTAACAACTGCAACTCAATGAAATTGATCAAACAATTTGTAAGCCTGTGATCTGAAAACTAACCAGATTACAGGCTATTTTTATGGCTCAAGATTATCATCACGGAGTCCGGGTTTTTGAACTCAATGACGGAACCCGTCCCATTCGTACAGTATCAAGCTCGGTTATTGGCATGGTCTGTACAGCATCAGATGCAGATGCAGAAAAATTTCCACTTAACACACCAGTACTTTTAACCAACGTTCAAGCTGCTTTAGACAAAGCAGGTGATCAAGGCACATTGGCACGTTCACTTCAAGCGATTGCTGATCAAACCAATCCCGCAACCGTAGTGGTCCGTGTAGAACAAAAGACCGATGCTGCAGAGCAGACGTCTGCAATCATTGGTGGTTCAGTCAACGGCAAATATACAGGCATGAAAGCCTTGCTTGCAGCTGAAGCACAGCTCGGCGTGAAGCCCCGTATTTTGGGTATTCCTGGTCTAGATACATCGGCTGTATCCGTTGCACTTATCGCATTGGCTCAAAAGCTTCGCGGTTTTTCGTATATTTCAGCAAATGGCTGTCAAACCAAAGAAGAAGCCCAAGCCTATCGTCAAACGTTCGGTGCACGTGAAGCGATGGTCATCTGGCCAGATTTTTTAGGCTTCGACACAGCCACCAGTGCCACGTCAACGTTTGAAGCAACAGCACGTGCTCTTGGCCTACGTGCAAAAATTGACAATGAAACCGGTTGGCAAAAAACACTTTCAAATGTCGCAGTCAATGGGGTTACTGGCATTTCAAAAGATGTGTATTGGCAACTGCAAGATCCAGACACAGATGCAGGCTATCTCAACCAAAATGACATTACCACGCTCATTCAGCGCGATGGTTTCCGTTTTTGGGGTTCTCGCACTTGTTCTGATGATCCTCAGTTCGCGTTTGAAAACTATACCCGTACAGCGCAAATTCTTGCAGACACAATGGCTGAAGGCCATATGTGGGCAGTCGATAAAGATCTTACACCAGGACTGGCGCGAGACATTATCGAAGGCATTAACGCAAAAATGCGTGAAATGACACTGGGTAATTACTTACTCGGTGGTGAATGCTGGTTAGATCCAGTCATCAATACCAAAGAAGTGCTCAAGTCAGGCAAGTTTTATATCGACTATGACTATGCGCCTGTTCCACCACTTGAAAACTTAGTGTTACGTCAGCGCATCACAGACCGTTACTTGGTCGACTTTGCTTCTCGTGTAACCGCAGGATAAGGACAAGATCATGGCTCTACCAAAAAAATTAAAATTGATGAACCTTTATAACGAAGGTAATTCATATCTTGGCCAAACGGGTGAAGTGACTTTGCCTAAGCTCGGTCGCAAGTTAGAAAACTGGCGTGGCGGTGGCATGAACGGCAACATTAAGTGGGACGCCGGTCTAGCTGATGACATCAACGAGATGACATGGAAACTAGGTGGCATCGATAAGTTGATTTTACAACAATGGGGTGCTGCATCCGTTTCAGCATTCGGTCTACGTTTTGCGGGTTCATTTCAGCGTGACGACACTGGCGAAACCAGTGCAGTCGAAGTCGTGGTTCGTGGTCGCCATGAGGAGATTGATTTTGGTAACTACAAACCGGGTGATGACACGGAAACCACAGTTAAAACCATTTGGTCTTACTACAAACTCACTATCGATGGTGAAAAAATCATTGAGATCGATATTCCTGGTGGCATCGAAATCGTGAACGGTATCGATCTTCAAGAAAAGCATCGTCAAAACATCGGCCTATAAGTTTCCATCCCTCTGTTCATACCCCGTGGGCAGAGGTTTTTTTATAAATTTTTTGGAGTTATCTCATGTCAACTGAACAACAAGCTCAAAACCAAGAAGCAATTAAACCGAACACAAAAGTCATTGAACTTGAAGACGGTTTTAATCGTAAAGGAACAATTATCAAAGAAATTACGTTGATTAAACCCAACACCAGTCATTGTCGAGGTTTAAGTCTAAAAAGCGTACTAAATTTTGAGATTGACGCATTAGCAGTATTGCTAACTCGCATTGCATTGCCCGCCATGACTGAGCAAGAAGTCTATGCGTTGGAACTTATGGACACGCTAAAAATTGCAGAAGGGATTACTCATTTTTTGGAGAAAACAAACAGCTCCCCGACAGCGTAGATGATGTTATTGCCAATCTAGCAGTCATTTTCCATTGGACGCCTGCAGATTGTGATTCATTTAGTTTAGAGGAACTAATTGCATGGGAAGACCGTGCAAGAAAAAGAACAGAAGTAGAGTAAAAATTATGAGTAAGTTAGATCTCAGTATTATTGTAAAGTTTGTAGATAAAGCCACACAGCCAATTCGGCAGTTTCAGCAGCATGTACAAAACACCAATCAATCTATAGATCGGCTTACTCATTCCATAGATCGCCTAGAACGAAGCCTTAATGGTGGACGTTCATTCAAACAATTTTCACGCAATATTCAAGTTGGTTCATCAAACGTCAATCAACACAGTGGTGCGTTAAACACCATGCACAACGGTTATGATCGTGTAGCCAATGTTTTAGATAAAGTACGAGATAAAACACAAGCATGGTCAGACTCGCTCAAAGCCAATCGTGCTCAAATGCGAGAAGAGTTTAAAAGTCTTGCCATGAATTCGGTTATTGCAGGTGCAGGTTTGTATCAATTTTTAAAACCTGCAATCGATTTTGAAAAACAAATGTCAGGTGTGCAATCTGTGCTTGATTTAGAAAAACAAAGCAAAGCTATGCAACAACTGACAGCAGATGCCCGAAAGTGGGGTGCTGCCTCTTCTTTCAGTCCTAGCGAGGCAGCACAAGCTCAATTTGCATTGGGTTCAGGGGGTTTTAATGCAGATCAAATTCACAAAGCCCTTGGCGGTACATTGCAACTTGCAGAAGCAGGAAAAGTTGAACTTGAACGCGCAGCACAGATTGCAGTAGGAACACTCAACGGTTTTGGTTTGGCAGCAAATGAAATTGGACGTGTTAATGATGTTTTTCTAAAAGGAACTAATCTTACAGCCACTAGTGTTGATGGTTTAGGTGAAACTATGAAATACGTTGCACCCATCGCAAAAGCCTATGGTGCAAGTATAGAACAAGCTACAGCTATGACAGGCTTACTTGGTAATAATAATATTTTAGACACTCAAGCAGGCACATCTTTACGTAGTATCATGACTCGCTTTGCTGGGCCACCTAAAGAAGCAACAAAAGCATTTGCCAAACTCAAAATCGAAACTAAAGATAATAATGGCAATTTGCGAGACATGTCAGACATCTTGGCAGAGGTCAATCAAGCTACCAAAAATATGGGTAGTGGTACGCGTTTAGATATTTTTAAGGATATTGCTGGGCAGGAAGCTGTATCAGCTTTTGCAGTTCTGGTAGATCAGGCTGCTTTACTTGATAAAAACTCTGGTAAAACTGTCAATAAAATTAAAGAATTGACTAAGGAATTAGAAAATTCAAAAGGTGCAGCAGCACGAGCAGCTGCAATTTTAAAAGATAATTTGGCAGGTGATATTGAACAACTTGGTGGCAGTATTCAAGATCTCAGTATTTCAGTACTTAATGCATTGGGTACAGACATAAGAGGCTTTGTAACTGGTCTTGGTTCATTTATCGATCGAATTAAGGATTGGGTAGACGCCAATCCTGAACTCGTGCGAACTATTGCAAATTTAGCCATGAAATTGCTCATGTTCAAAGTAGCAATGCTCAGTGCACGTTACACTGGAAATTTATTGTTTGGTACCATTTTTAGCATGGTTGCAGGCATCACAAAATTTGCTCTGTTTATGTGGGTCGCCACAAAAGTACTCGACAAGTTTGGTATTGGTATGCCATCAAGATTGAATTTAATTTCTACAGGTGTACGTCTACTGGGTCAGGCATTTATATTCTTGAGCCGACAGGCATTACCACTACTTATTACAGGTATTCGAACATTATCTATGGCGTTGCTAACCAACCCTATTACATGGGTCATAGCCTTAGTTGCAGGTTTCGCACTCGTCATTTGGAAGTACTGGGGGCCTATTAGAGCATTTTTTGTCGGGTTTTGGGATGGGTTAAAAATCGGCTTAGCACCACTCATCGATAGTTTAGGTACAGCATGGAACAGTTTGAAAGCTGCAATGAGTCCATTGTTGCCACTCTGGAGTGGTTTAGCGTGGATGTTTAACTGGGTTAAAGAAGGCATTTTAAGTTTATTCTCACCTTTCCAAGCGACCAACTCCCAGCTTCAAGCAGCCACGGAAAATGGTAAAAGTTTCGGACAAGCTTTTGGAATGATTATTGGTGTAATAGGAACAGTGATCCTCAAAGTTGTCGAGTTCGGTGCAATTTTATTCAATATTGTTGGAACTGTTATTGGTAATACAGTTGGTGTACTCGTTACAACATTCAGCAATCTTCCAACTTTTTTCAGTAATATTTGGACTCAAATTAAAGCAGCATTTAGTGGAGGAATTACAGGAATTTCTTCACTCATCCTAAATTGGTCACCCATTGGCTTGTTTTATTCAGCCTTTGCTACCGTGCTCAGTTGGTTTGGAATCGAACTTCCCGCTAAGTTTACAGACTTCGGCAGCATGATCATTGATGGTCTGGTCAATGGGATTAAATCAGGATTTACCAAGCTCAAATCTATTTGGAGTGAAGTCACCAGCTATATCCCTAGCTTTTTTACAAATAAGATGGTTATCCGTAGTCCATCTCGAGTCATGGCAGAGCTTGGCGGCCACGTTGTTGGTGGTATTGGTGTGGGATTAACACAAGCATTTCCTGCACTCAAAAATCAATACAATCAGGTTCTCAATCTCTTTACCAACAAATCTCAATCGCCTGTCAAAGAACAAGTAAATATTGCTCGGCCAATTGTTAGTAATTCCCAACCAGTCATAACAAAATCCAAGGCAGCAACACAAATCGCAGGGGATACATATACGATTCATATCCATGCTGCACCAGGACAAATCGTTCAGGATCTCGAACGTCAAATTGAACAAGTCTTCATGCGAATCCAGCGCGATAAACTGGCGCGAGTTCGTACCATCATGGCCGATCAGGAGTAAAACTTATGATGATGATCCTGGGCATGTTCCCGTTTAGTATTCCAACTGCTGTTTATCAACAGTTACAGCGCAGCACCAATTGGCGACATCCGAGCAATTCCAGAGTAGGTGATATGCCAGCCTATCAATTCACGGGCCGTGGCGAAGACACTATTTCACTTGAGGGTAGTATCGTGCCAGAGTTTGGCTCTCAAATGAGTATCACTGCTTTACGAGTCATGGGCGATACTGGTAAAGCATGGCCACTTATCAGCGGTACTGGTAAAGTTTTTGGGCTATATCACATCGATGACCTTCAAGAAACTCAAACTATTTTTTTTCCAGATGGCACACCCAAAAAAATTGAATTCAGTTTAAAAATGACGCAGGCACAGAAACCAGGAACATTAATCGGCAATACTGCAGGCAAATTAATAGGCTTACTATGACTGTACTTTCCACACTCAATGATCTGGCCAATGATGTTTTAAAGGCAAATCCGGTTCCCATTTTTAAGCTAATCGTCGATGGTTTAGATATTTCATCAAAGATCAACAATCGACTCATACAAATGCGCATTGAAAATAAACGCGGTTTTGAAGTCGATACGCTAGACCTATCGCTATCCGATCATGACGGATTGCTACAAATCCCAAACAAAGGGGCAATTCTTCAAGCATGGATAGGCTGGCAGCATTCAGGCTTGGTCTACAAGGGCAGTTACATCGTCAAAGAGGTTGAGCATGCTGGTGCGCCCGATGTTCTTCGTATTCGTGCAACCAGTGCAGATATGAAAAAGTCACTCAAACAGAAAAAAGAGCGTAGCTTCGATAACATTGCGCTCGGTGATTTAATACGACTGATTGCCCTTGAGCATGATCTTAACGATAGTGTTGCAGGAGATCTGGCCAGCCATAAAATTATTCATATCGATCAAAATGAGTCAGATGCGAATTTAATTACTCGTTTAGCCGATGAACACGACGCCATTGCAACCATCAAAAATGGTACCTTACTTTTTATGCCCAAAGGCCAGAGTCAGACTATATCTGGCCAAGATCTACCGACTTATAAGTTGACCAGGGCAATGGGTGATGATCATCGCTATAGCTACAGCGATGGCGGTGAAGAAGTCACTGCAATTCGCGCATTTTATTATGATGACAAGATGGCCAAAAAACTTGAAGTCATCGTTGGCGATCAATCGAACCAAAATATCAAAGAGCTTCGCCATATTCATCGGGATAAACAAACAGCAACTTTGGCAGCCAGAGCAAAATTAAATCACTTTAAACGGACTGCAGAAACGCTGAGTTATAAACTAGCTAGAGGCAAACCAGATCTCATCCCAGAACAAACTTTTTTATTCGTCGGTATCAAAGAACAAATTGACGAAATTTACTGGCTCGGTACCACAATTACAGACACATTGGACGCTTCAGGTGGCTATACAACAGATCTGCAACTTGAAGTTTTTTTTCCTGATGCAGACGATGTTTCTGAATTATTTGAAGATCAGTTTGTCTCCGAAAAAGATAAAAAGTGGACTGGAGTAGTGGTGTATTACCAGGAAGGAGAAAAAGCGTTGCAGTTGGTGAAAGGGGATATTTCTAATGCAAAACATTTTAGTTATCTCTATTTGACAAAAGCTGGTGCCCAGCAACGTCTAGATCGTGAATATGCATTATTGGATCAGGAAACAGGAAAATTTTCTGCCCACAATGAATTAGATATGAAACCCTACACGGGATTAAAAGTGCAATATACAAATGGCAAAGGACCAAGTCCACGTTATTGGGCAACATTAGGCGATCAATCTAATCCCAAAGTCATCAATGCAGTACTTCAAAGTAAAAAAGCTGCAGATAAGCGACTTAAACGTGAATTACCACGCCTAAATGCCAAACAAGATATGTTGCAACAGGTTAAAGAAAGCTAATAAAACAAGTGGGATTTCGCATCCCACCCCTTTAAATCAAAAATTATAAATGATCAACTCATTACCATTATGAACTTCATTGGCTGCTTTAGAATTTACCGACCAGCGAATTTTACGATGTGTCATTTGATAATCTTTAAATAACTCACGTACTTCAGGAACATCATTAAGGCTCAGTATAAATTTTCCTTTAATACCGTCCAACTTCTGCTTCAATGTATAAAAGTCATCTTTACTCCAGATTCCTTTTCCATAGACGTTTTCACAATCCCAATAAGGCGGATCTAAGTAAAACAAAGTATCAGGACTATCTAGCCGACCAATCACATAATCATATGAACGATTTTCAATGACTACATTTTGCAAACGTTCGTGTATTGAGATTAAATGCTCGCGCAAACGTTTCCCCAGTCTCATACGACTTGCTCTGTCTTTAGAATATGTAAAGCTTCCATCAAGCTGGCACCCAAAAGCAGAACGTAATAAATAATAAAATTTCACGGCACGTTGAATATCTGTTAAGGCAGATTGGTCACGTTTAAAATCATCAAACTGCGTTCGAGAGAATAATAAAAGTTCGTATTCAGACAAAAAAGCATCAAAATGAAATTTCAAGATTCGATATAAATTAATGAGATCATCATTAATATCGTTTATCACTTCAATCGTTGATGCTGTTTTTTTAAAGAGTACCCAGCCAGCACCGCCAAACACTTCAACATAAGTTTTATGCGCAGGCAGCATATCAATAATCGTTCTGGCCAGTTGAGATTTACCGCCAAGCCAGCCACTGAAGCTGTGGCCACTAGGATTGTATTGTGGTGAGAGGTTTTGTGTCATGGATCTTACCTGATGAGGTCGGATGCTCTGGGCATTCAGGTAAGGCACTCAAGGTGCTCTGGAATTGATTTAAGGTTTTACAACGAGGGCATTTAATTTCAATTTGATCAAATGCCGCAGTTTTTGCCAATAATTTAAAACAGCATTGGCATTTTAAATTTTGCATAAATTTTTCTGCATAAGAAAAACTGAGTCAATACTATAAAAAAACGAATAAAAGAACAAATATTTGTTCTTTTTTATTATAATGTTCGTAAATATAAGCGATATAAGGTTATGGCATCTAGAAATCGTTTTTTATGTCCGCATTGTGATCACAAGTTATATCTACGCACCAGTAAACTAGAAAACCCATTGTTTAGAGTAGCCTATTTTCAGTGTACCAATATAAAGTGTGGCTTTACTGCACGTGCTCAATTTGAAATTACGCATCAAATTGCACCAAGCGCAATTCCAAACCCTGAAATACAACTAAAAAATTACACGGAGATAGAGTCATGATTAAACATAATTATCTCTCTCCAATCATTTCCTCAGTTATGAATCAACCAATAACTGCCAAAAGATCTATCAAAAAAAAGAAGGGAGCAGCTTGTCGATCTAGGTCTTCAATCGTTTTAAACCAAAGTCGACCAATGGTTAAAAGTTATGTGTATCGCATGTTTTGTTCTCACATTCTGCCCATACTTGACTGGGATTTCTCAAAAAAGTTCTGTTTTAATCCGAAAAAAATTCAAAAAGTGCCAGATCGCAAGCGTCGAAAAGCCTGTTATCAATCTTTTGCACTATACAAACAATCTTTTAAACCCATGCCGAAGCCTAAATTAAAGATCTGGAGAGATGAATGGCCAAGATTAATGAAAGGGGCAACTCAGGCTTGGTCGGATCATGCAGTGGATGCTTTTTCATTTTTTGCGCATTGTGTTGATCAAAAAGCCAAATTTGCTGCTCAATATGAATGTAGATGGGATTTGGGTGAAGAGCTATGAACCCGGAACAACTATTTGAATTATTCTTTCAAGACATCACAACAGATATGAATCCACCAGGCATGAAATATCGTTGTGACGCGATGCGTTACTGGTGGCGAGAACGTTTCATGAATGCTTATTACGGTGTAGAAGAACCGTGGAGATTACGCAGTTGGGCAGAAGCACCGCAGATGTGGCTGAAGGGATACAAAAGGGCAGAACATACTAAAGTTTAGCGTAGTAAAGGCACATTTATTCTTTTAAGAAATCTTTCTTGTCTTGCTCTATCTGATCAAAAAAATTGTGATGAAAGCTTTGTCTCAATAAGTTTAGAGTTAATTTATCTAGAGCATCTTTATAAGTATCGGCTTCAAGCTTAACCTTGAGTAAAGGACATTCAACAACCCACTTCTGCTCCTTATCTTTCCAGAAAATTAAAAATGAATGTTGAAGGGTTTTGGTAAATTTTTGTTCAATTGTTTTCATAGTATTATTTCACCACTTTATAAAATTTTTGTTCATATTTTTTAGCATCTGTTGGTGTCATTTCACGATCAAGACGAAGTAAAAACAGGCCCTTTTTATACATATATTGATTTGTCATAGGCATCGCCAAATGTACGCTCTTAATATAATTATAACGTCTGTCCAAATCTGCCTTGTTTCTAAATTTCTCAATTGTACCGCCAATGAAATCGTCAGGATTATCACTTTCGTAATATCCATCACTTTCAAACTTTGGATCAATTAGTGGATCTGGCCACGAAACTTTTTCAATGTACTGATTAGGACGACCAAGCTGTTTATTTAAATCATTCTTTTCATTGAAAGGATACAGAAAATCTAAACCTTTAATATCAAGTTTCAATGCGACTTCAAATGCACTTTGAGCAAAACTTAAATTTGAAAAAATTGAGATGGATATCAATAAAAAAATACGAATCAAACTTTTACCCATGAAATTTAAGTCCTAAATAAATTTTCTTCAGAGTTTTAAATCAATTTTCAATTGGTAATCCAATTGCTTGAATAAAATCATCCTCAGTAATAATTTTTATATCATGACCCTGTTGCTGCCATTTTTTTGCTTCTTCAAATTTTCGACCATAGCTAACATGTGCCCAAGCTTTGTTACCTTTATTACAGATTACTAAATAATTTACAGTGGTAGTCATATCATCAATGAACTTACCGCCATTGTTCTCAATTAGAGCTTTCCAGTCTTTTTTCTTGAAACGGCTTGAAGTACCTGTAAAACAATAAAGGGCATTTTCAATTAGTAGTTGACCTTTAAAAAAATCAGGATTATCTATTGTTTCAATTTTAGTTCTCAATGTGCCATGATCATCTGGATCAACATACCGTTTTATTTGTTTGAACAATGCTTGAATATCAAAATCTGTTAAATCATCTTGTTTAGTTCTTACAGGACGTAACGATGTATAAACTTCCTGAAAAAATACATCATCTTCTAAATAGTCATGTTCTTTCATCCAGGTATTTAAAGCCTTAGCTTCATCTATACTCAAAGTACCATCGCAAACTACTCCAGCCAATAGTCCGTGAAGCCGTTGAACATCTCTAGTATTTTTTGAATAGAACTTTCCTGAAATAAAAATCTTAATCACTTCAACAAATTGTTTGCACTTTTCTTCATCTAATTTTTGCGAGCCAATAACTGTTTGACCTAACAAGTGAATTAAATGATCAAAAGGATATTGACAATAGATTTCAGGATTTCTTTCCATCCATACCTGTAAGGCATAAATTTCTTTCTTATTGATTGTATGATCTAAAATAATGCCTTCTAAGAATCCTAAAAAATTATTTATTTCTTTATCAATTATCGCAGTCCCCATAAATCTATTTATTAGTTCTTCATCTAAATTTTCTATTTTTTTATCCATATAATCCAACATCTTATAAAAATAGTGAATCACTATCTTGACATAGTGGCACACTATAGGCAACATGTATTTACGCAGCAAAATCTGCGTACAGGCGTGAGAACCTGTCAAATCAACCAAAAGCGATGAAAATACAGTCGCTCAAGCGGCTATTTTTTTGTCAAAAATGTCTGATCGGCTATACTCGTTATGGTAGATCGGGCAGGGCAGCTTCGCGCTGGCCGTTTAGCTTTTGGTACGGTATTCTCACCCCTGTTCGGTCTGCCACCATTCCGTGAGAAGAATGGCGGTAGGTTTAAAACTTACCAAAAGTGAAACCATCATGAAAAAAATCAATCATGTGCAAGAGCACACTGCTATCTATAGCCTAGACACCTATAACCAACGTCTCCGTCAGCTCCAACGCCAAAAACGCCTAAAAATCCTGTTCGATTGCATGGGGTATTTCTGCATCTGCTTTCTTACGTTCTCCTTGTTATTTTTGGGAGAGTAATCATGCATCCAGCCATACTCGCCTTTATATTTTTTCTGCTATTAGGCTCCATCTATCTATTGGCGGGAGCATATCAGCTATGAACGAGAACATTATTCCGTATGTACCGATTGCAGACCGTGTTCATGCTACAAACGAAAAAAGCCAGCTTGTCTGCCAGCAGTTTTTTAATATGGTCGATCAATTGGTCAAAGCACAAATCACATTTAATCACGATACAACAATCGGATTTCTATCGATTTGTCCTGATCAAATTAACGATTTAATAGAACAACTTTCAAAAACTGATCATTCAATAGATAAATTAGATATAAAAATCTTAGAGTTAGCTCTAAATGATTTAACTTATCCTAAGTATTTGGGAGTACATCAGGTTACCAGTCCAATCTGGAACAACACCTCGGTTGCAGTCTGGCAATTTCAATTAAATAGAATTGCGAGAGATAAAAACATGCAACCTTATGACAATGATTTTCTATTAGATCAAGCATTAGCCACACTACGCATTTGGAGAAATTCACTCGAAGCCGTCGGAAACGACACTCAGGTGACTTACAACAACAACGATCTGATTTATAAAATCATAGATCTTGAAGACAAACTTGAAAAAGTACAGGATCAACTAGAGTAAAAATTGAATTAAAAAAAGCCCACGTTTATGCGTGGGCTTTTTATTTATAAGTCATTATTTTGGTTCCACGTCTTTTGCATACGCCTTACTTAAGCCAAGTAACGCAGCCTGTCCTTCAGGGCTTAGTTGTCTATATGCCTTTAGCAAAACACTTTCTTCACTGGTTAAGCCGCTAAAGTCCGGATCTATTCCAAGCAGCACATAACGAATATCAACGCCTTGTTTCTGCAAACGGTTCAGGTAAACCCACTGGTCCGGCACATTGCCACGCACATACGCTCCCAACGTATTTTCACTTGCTCCTATCTCACGTGACAACGTTTTAGCACGTAAATGCTTGTTATCCAGCTCAACTTTGAAACGATGAGCAATTTCACCTGAAATTTCAGGGTCAATAGACGGCATAAAAATATTTCCTTTATGTATTTAAAGAACAAAATAATGTGCTATAGTGATTCATAGCAAATCACTATTTCCAAGGATAACGCATGAGCACAGAAAAAACACCTCTGTTTGTAAGTCGCGCTCCCAAGTTAGATGAACCACGAAAAAGCGTGATTATTTACTTACCTCTCAGTGAGTTCGAAGAAATCCAAGAACTTGCAAAAAAATCAAATCGAAGCAAATCCAGTATTGCTGGAGAACGCTACAGCGCAGGTAAAGCAAAGGAGCAAAATTCATGAGCGCAGATTACAGAAGACAAATTCGTCACAACCGTTACAACATCAATCTCAATGATGATGAGTCAAATTTGTTTGAAACCGTTTCAAAATTAACTGGCGTAAAAAAAGCAACCATATTCCGCCAGCTCATCGTAAAACAAGCATTAGCAATCTTAATCGCACAGGATATTGAAGAAGAATTTAACCTAGAGGAAGTATTAAAGAAAGGCGCAGGTGAGCACCTTTCGGAGAACTGAGATATGCCAAATAGTGATGTAGCACTCTCAGACCAAGAGAAAGAACTTATTCAAGAAGTTCAAAAATTAATGGGACACGAAACCATTGAAGAAACTATTCAATTTCTTGCCAGAGCAAGGATTCGCGAGATGTTAGCGAAGCTGGTAGGTGATGAAGTAAATCGTAATCGTCATAATTTTAGGTAGTTCAATCAAGATGATGTTTCCAGAAACCAAAGCTTTAGTTATAGATAAACTCATGGATGTTTATAGCTTTAAGTTAAAAAGTGGTAATAAATTACGTGGCAGATGTCCGTCATGTAATCATAAAGAAGCATCAGCATGGGTGCACCCTGACGAGCCGTGGGTAGTATTCTGCCCACGCAAAAATAACTGTGGTACCGAAAACCATGTTAAAGAACTTTTTCCCGAACTATTTGAAAAATGGGAAAAACGCTTTAAACCAACTCAAGAAGATCCACTTAAAACCGTAAACGCCTATTTGGTTGAAGGGCGTGGTTTTAACATCGACAAACTCAAATCACTCACATATACCCAAGAGTACTATAAAGATCCAGATCTACATGTTGGATCTATCACCATCCGCTTTCCAATTACAGATCAAAATGGCAATGAAGGCTGGTGGCAACGCATCCTAGACGAACAAGGCGTCTTAAAGAAAACGACCTTCAAATTTGGATGGTCATCTCAAAATCATGCATGGCTCACACCAAACACAAATTATTTTGAATCAAAGGAAATCTGGATTACCGAAGGTATTTTCGACACCATCGCGCTTTGGCTATCAGGTATCACCAGTTTTTCAGCATTAAGCTGCAATAATTATCCTTCAATTTTCCTAAACCAAATTTTGGCTAAATGTGCCGAAACAGGCAAACCATTACCTAAACTGGTTTGGGCATTTGATAATGACCAAGCTGGCCATGATGGAATTTTAAAATTTATAGAGCAAGCCAGAGCCGATGGTTTTGAATGTGAAGCAGCACTTCCACCAGCCGGTCGCAAAAAAACGGACTGGAACGATCTATACAAACAAGATCGACTTAAATTTACAGATATTGAAACCTACAAATATTACGGTTCATTGCTTATTGCAGAAAAAGCTGTGGATAAAGGTATACTTATCTACAAGCATAAAGGTACCAAGTCATTTCCATTCGACTTCAACAATCAAGTCTATTGGTTCAAGCTTGATATGGACAAATACGATGACTATATGAAAGGCATCGATTTTGAAAACGATGACAATCAAGATTGGGCGCAAGAAGAAAAAGACCAAGCCATTGCTGAACGTCGTGATGCTGCGATTTTAGCTGCTGCCGATGCCAAGCTCATCATGGATTGCCGTCCACGCGGACTCTACTATCAATACATGGCAGAAATTGACGAAGCCGATTATTACTTTCAGATCGATTTTCCGCGTGGCGCAAAAACCATAAAAAATACCTTTAGCGCATCACACATATCATCTGCATCAGAGTTTAAAAAGCGTTTATTGCATGTCGCTCCGGGTAAATTCTACAAAGGCAATAGCAATCAGCTTGATGCTTTTCTAGAAAGAGAACTGACCGATATTAAACGTGTCGAATTGATCAATTATGTGGGTTACAACGCAGATCATAAAGCCTATGTACTTGGCGATATTGCATATCAATCTGGTCGTCAATTCATGATCAATAAAGAAGACTATTTTGAGTTACCACGGCATACAAATCTTAAATGCCGTAAACCATTCGCTTTAGATATCAATGCAAAGATGAATGAGTATAAAAAGGAGTGGATTAACGACTTAATCGATGCTTATAGCGTCCGTGGACTAGTAACTTTAACTGCATTTTTTGGCAGCTTATATGCACAGCAAATTAGAAAGATGCATAAATCCTTTCCATTTTTCGAAGCCGGTGGTGAACCAGGAACAGGTAAATCCACGTTGCTTTTATTCTTATGGAAGTTGTTTGGCCGTATTAAGTACGAGGGCATCGATCCCGTCAAATCAACGAAATCAGGTCTGATTCGTACCTTCAGACAAGTCTCAAACCTTCCAGTGGTCTTGATTGAATCAGAGCGAGAAAACGAAAAAGGGGTAGTAAAGCAGTTCGATTGGGATTCACTTAAGACATTGTTCGATGGCGGATCACTCGGCGCACAGGGCGTTAAAAATGGTGGTAATGAAACTTACGAGCCACCTTTTATGGGCACCATTATTGTGAGCCAAAATGCAGAGGTTGTATCTACTACACCAATTATGGAACGTATTGTTCAGATCAAATTCACAAAAGACCAGCTCAGCAAAAGCAGCCTGTACGCAGCTCGCAGGCTTGAAAAATATGAGCCACAAGATGTAAGTCAATTCATTTTAAATTGCTTGAACAAAGAAAATGCAGTCTTAGAAACGTATAGAGAGGGTTTTGAAAAGTACGATTCGATTCTACATGACGAGAAATATAACGTCCGTAGCTCACGAGTAGTGCAAAACCATGCCCAATTTTTGGCGTTATTCGATTCTCTTTGTAAGCATATTGTCGAGATACCACTGCAGATCCAGAAGCAAGTTCAAGATGAAATTATTGCAATGGCTCAAACACGCGACAAGGTCATCAAATCAGATTCAATCATTGTTCAAAACTTCTGGAATACCATCGAAGAAATGGAATCTGAAATACGTCTTGTGGCCAATAAAGATTCAAATGTAAATCACTCTGCTAAACCAGATCTCATTGCACTCAATTTTGCACATTTATACAAGGTCGCAGCGGATTATCGTTATTCATTACCCGAATTGAACGAGCTACAGGCTGCTTTAAGACACAGTATTCACTACCGCTTTATTGAAGCCAATAAAGCCATACAAAGCAAAATTACTAATTCAACCAAACGATGCTGGATCTTCGAAAAACCAGTATCACAACGGGACTAATCCCAAAATTTGAACACACATACAAAAGCGGCAACTTCTGTATGTGTCACATAACCACCGGAGAGCAATCATGCAAAACGATTCTAACGTAGAAACACCACAAGCGGAAATTCCTAAATACCTTCGCTGTGACCCACGTACCTTTAAAGTTACTCACCACATGAGTGATACGTGTGATCTTCAGTTCACATTAGTCATTAAATGCACAGATGAAATGCTGCATGAACACAATACATTCTGGTCGGATCATCAATACAGATTAGATCAGAATGGGGGAGACATCGTCAAAGTCATGTTAAAGATGATTGCGGTTGACGTTTTTAATGCGTGTTTTCAAGGAAAAGCAAGTGTCGGATATCCGCCATATAGATGGGGAATTAACACTATTTTTCAGGAAGAAGGTTGGGACTCAGATTGCTTTGAAATCACCAAACTCTATTTTGATAATTACATCAGTGGTGATGATTTTGAGTTTGAACCGGTTCAAGCAGAAGGAGCTTCATCATGAGCGATATCTCTACTGCAGTTTTAACACCGCACTTAAATCATCCAAACTTTTCTAATGGTAGCGACTACTGCAAACGCTGTAACTATGCACATAAAAAAAGAAAAGAGCCACTGGTGCCACGGCCATTATCTGACTATGAGAGAAAATTCCGTCAGAGATGGGCGCTTAAACAAGTTGCAATCATTCTAAATATGCCAAGCAATGCAGTACTAGGAGCTTAACCATGTCAGAGAAAACAGAATTACATCTGAAATTTGAATCAATAATGGGGAATGACTTAAAAGATTTTATCTGGAATGAAGATCTTGAATGTTATGACGATTATACAACTCAAATTTGTTGGCTAACATTTCTGAATACTATTCAGTGTTTAACGCTCGATAATCACTGCATGATTGGCCAAACATGGTTTATGAAGGGTACACCAGTATCTAACCTGATCAAACATGCCGAAAAGGTCTATCAGGCAGAAGCGATCGCTCAAAACTCAAAAATCAAATTTGGTACAGATGACAATAGATCTTGGTTTGCCCATGACGTTCCTTTTTTTGGCACAGTTCAGATGGATCAAATTGAAGAGCACGGAATAGTGGAATGGGACATCCATTTTAACGATTGCTGGCAGGGACCTTTTAATTCTAAAGCACGTTGTATCCAGCATCTTGAAGAGTGCATTCAGGAAATGCGTGAAGAACAGGCTCAAGAGGGATAAATCATGTCTAAATATCATTGTAAATGTGGTGGTCTTATTCTTCCTGATTTTGATTCATTTAAGGTGGGTGACGAAGTCAATTGTATGCTCGAAACCCGTAAACCAATTGGTAATGGCCTTGTAAGCATTAATCAAAAAGCTTTCATCGGAAAAATTATCGATATCAGTGGTGATGAATTCAGTATCAAATCAAAAAATAAGATATATGAATTCAATAGAGGAGAGTTTTGTCCAATCGATGCACCAGGGCCAATTGAATATTTCCGAATTGGTAAATGTCGCTGTGAATTAGACCAGGAGAAGTCTAATGGCTAAAAACTCAAAATTTGCCATCACCCGTGGTGGATGGTGGCCATGCGAAGAAAAAGTCTTGCTTTCAATGCTTAAAGATCACTATCCGGTGCATCGCATTGCAGAAGTACTTCAGCGTGATCGAATGGGCGTACATGCAAAAATAAATGTGATGAAACGTCAAGGTTTGATCGATATAGGAGTACTAGCAGTATGAGAGGAATCAATAAAGTTATCCTGGTCGGATCACTCGGCGCAAATCCCATTGCTAAGCATTTCCCTAACGGCAGCGGTTACGCGCAATTTTCAATTGCAACCAGTGAACGTTGGCAAGATAAACAAACGGGTGAATATCGTGAAAATACCGAATGGCATCGCATCGTAGCGCATGGCCGTTTAGGTGAAATTGCATGCCAATACCTTAAAAAAGGCTCAAAAGTATATATCGAAGGTTCATTACACACACGTAAATGGACAGATCAAAACCGACAAGAAAACTACATCACGGAAGTGAAGGTTCATAACCTTCAAGCACTTGATAGTGCTCCGATCGCAAGTCCAGTGTGAGGTAAACAATATGACTGCTCTCATTTTTGATACAGAAACACATAAACTGCATGGCGATATTATTGAAGCTGCAGCGATGGAAGTTCAATTTCAGCCATTTACGGATTATCCAATCATTCCAACTATGTTTGATTTCACCAAACGTTATAAACCAAGTGAGCCAATCTCAATCGCAGCAATGGCCATACACCATATTGTTGATGAAGATCTTGTTAAGTGCCCATCATATACAAAGTTCAAATTGCCGAAGGACAATATTGACTATCTGATCGGCCATAATATTGATTACGACATTGATGCGATTGAACGTGCTGGTACAGATGCATCAGGAATCAAGCGGATTTGTACACTAGCAATGGCCAGATACCTTTGGCCACATTTTGAGTCTCATAAATTAACAGCTTTGGCTTATCAATTAAGCTGTGATCGAAAGGCAACAAGGCGAGGTGTCAGAGGTGCTCATTCTGCATTGAATGATTGCAAAACAACACACTCACTTTTATTGAATATTGTCCGAGCAAGACAAATCAAATCAATGGAAGAGCTTTATCAGTTTTCACAAATAGCCAGAATACCCACTCATATTTTTTATGGCCCTCATCGTGGCAAAGCCATAGCAGATCTATCAAGCTATGATCTGGAATACATTGCCAGAAAGTCAGATGATCAATATTTACTGACTGCAATCCAGACTGAACTTCTTTCACGCGAAGAAGAAGAGCTTCCATTCATTTAAGCTGCTCAAAAGCACCTTTCATGCACCTCCGAATGGAGGTGCAATCTTTTAAAATAAACCCAATCATTCAAGATACTTAAATGTAGGACTTTTTATGTCTGCAGGATTAGAAATTCGTGGAAAATCGATGCGCATCTGGATGCGACCGATCGCAACTGAACCATTGATTAAAGAAACACTCGACTGGCCATTTACGCCTGAAAATCAGGAACGCGCAGAGAAGCTGGCCAACCTTATAAAATTAGAGATCCAGCTCGATCAATTTCAACTGGCAAAACACTTCCCAAACTCCAAAAACATCAAAAAAAATCAAGTCAGCTACTATGCCCAGCAATATCTTGATCAAACTATAAGAGAAGTCGCACCGAGCACCTACGATTCTTATCGTGGCCATGTAAACAACCATATCGTTCCTAAATTTGGAAAAATTCATCCAAAAGATATCAATACCAACATGCTTAAAAGATGGATTGAGGATCTCAAGGAGTCACTAAATAACAAAACGGTACGGGAAATAATCACGCGCTTTGCACAGATCCATGCGATCTGGAGAGATGAAAAGCAAATGCCATATAACCCATTTGAAAATATTGTGATTCATCAACTTGATCCACCAGAACCGGATCCATTTAGCAAAGTCGAAATCGCCATGATTTTAAATACAGAGACAGATCTCGATATTCAAAATCTATTGCCATGCTTATTCTGGACAGGGCTTTCAATGTCCGAGCAGATCCCAATTGCATGGGAAGACATCGATTTGGAGAATGGTACCATTCAAATATCCAGATCCTATGTCCGCGGTATTTATCGAGTTACTAAAAACCGGCGTAGAAAAAGAAGAATCAAGCTGCTCGAACCGGCTATTCAAGCACTAAAAAAACAGTATCAAACGACAGGGAATACCAGACCAAAAACCATCGAAGTACTGCAGCGTGACAACAAAACAAAACGAACTGAAAAATTGCGCTTTGTTTGGATCAATCATGAACGTTCAAATCACTTTGAATACCATGAACTCCGATACCGCTGGAATAAGCATTTAAAAAAGGCGAAGGTGCGTGGGCGTGGAATCAATCAGGGTCGGCATACCTTTGCCAGCCAGCTTTTAACCTCTGGCCAAGTTCCTCCGGAGTGGATAGCAGAGCAGCTTGGCCATAGTGATACGTCAATGATCTATAAACATTATGGAAAGTTAATCGCAGAAGATCTGCCAGACTATATCACTAAGCTGAATAACTATATTTCGATGTAATGAAACTTACTTTTTAATTACCTCAAAATAGACATAATATTTTTACTATAAGTGCCTAAATATTAAGGCACTTTTTTTATTTATTACTCCATTACTTCATTTTAAGTCTATTCAACAAACAAGTATAAGTCATTGAAAAATAATGGTGAAAAAAACATCAATAATCAAAGTATGAGTAAGTTTGATTCAGATCTAAATATGACTAAATTCCCATATTTAACCCATCTATCGGATGTGTGTAAGCTAAGTTATTAATAAATATAGAGCTAATACATAGATTATGGTGGGTTCGAATCCCGTCATTCACCCCACTCTTTTAAAGAGAGTATCGGAGCATAGCACAGCCTGGTAGTGCACCTGGTTTGGGACCAGGGGGTCGTAGGTTCGAATCCTACTGCTCCGACCATTTAAAACTTAAGTTTTAAAATAGATAAAATATCCGCTTAAATGCGGTTTTTTTATGTCAGAAATTTCTTCCTTTCAAAATATCTCCACCACATGATTGTCATGGAGATTTGAAAATTTTAAGTTTAAGGAATAATAATTACAGCAACACGACGATTTGCAGCACGATTTTCTTCAGTCGTATTGGGTACTAAAGGTTGTTCAGCACCGCGACCAACAATCTGTATATTTTGTACTTTAAAACCATGCGCTATGAAAATATTAGCAACGCTCTGTGCACGGTCTTGGGATAACTTCAAATTATATTGAGGAGCTCCAATATTGTCGGTATGTCCAACGATTTTCACTTTTTGCAAATCATATTTTTGCAACTGACGACTTAAACGTGAAATTTCCTGTTCATGTGCAGGTTGAATATCTGTTTTATCGAAATCAAATAACAATCGTTCTGGTAAACCGAGTGTCCAGCCTTCATCGGTCAGTACGAATCCTTCCTTTTTTAACATGCGGACTTGTTTATATTTTAATGGGCCAAAACTTAAGCAACCAGAAAGAGCAATACAAATCATTGCTAAAAATGAAATTTTCAGGGAGTGGTTAAGCATATGGAATTCCAAAATTAAGGTTTATAAATAAACCAGTGGTGAGTTAAATGTTTTGCTTTATACATCGATTGATCGGCTTGCATGATCAAATCTTCTGGCGTAGTGGCGAATCTTGAAAATGCGATGCCTAAACTAAAGCTGAATTCAATAGATTGCCCTTCAAATAAAATCGGTGCTTTACTACTGGCAATTAAATTTTCAGCAATCGTAATCAGGTGTTCAACTTGGTGAATGGATTGCAAAATGACAGCAAATTCATCTCCACCCAAACGCGCAATAAAATCTTGATGTCTCAGCTTTGATTTTAAACGCTTCGCCATTTCTTCTAACACGGCATCACCTGCTAGATGTCCAAATTGATCATTGATTTGTTTGAAATTATTATTATCAATAAACATTAAAGCGGAATTTTGTCGTTTCTGGTGATCTTCAAATAAATCAACCAGTTCTTGATAAAAGTAGCTTCGATTTGGGAGCTGGGTTAAATGGTCATGATGTGCTTTAAATGATAATTGATGATTTTCATTTTGTAGATGTGTATGCCACGTTTGAATTTCTTCCAATAAGTGATTAAATACATCATTTAAATCTTGAAACTCTTTAATATTATTATTTGGAAAGCGTAGGTTATATGCTTTTTGATCGCTGACGACTTGGGCAATCTGAGTCAATGGGCGCATGGATTGCATAATATAACGATAGGTCATATTGGTTGACCACCATAGCGCAATGACAATAAAAATCATGGCAATCGCAAGACCAATTAGAATGGTAATAATAAACTGAATAATTTTTTCTGAACTTCCAAAAAGAACCAACTCACCAATTTTGTTGTTGTGATGATAAACTGTTAATTTAATAGGATCTTTTAGAAAAACATAATCTAAAAAACTTTGGAGCTGACTATAATAAACAGGGGGGTTTGAACTCGATGCCAATTCTAAATGATTTTTGTCATAAATATGGATCGTACGAATCGAATGCTGCTCCGTATATTCATTTAAAATTTGTTGCAATGTGAGTTGATCTTTAAAAACCAATGCAGGCTGAATCCGTTCACTTACGGTCAACCCTAAAATATTCAAATTTTGTTTGGCATAAGTTTCAATGGTAAATATTGAAATGAGGACAAACGTGAATGTACAGATAAAAAAAGTAATGGCAAAAATCGTTGCCTGAGATTTGCGGAATAAAGAATGTAAAGACTTAGATTTATACAGATTTGAAATCATTTCTCCTTACTCCGCATTGCGAGCTAAAAGTAGTACTCGAGGATCAATATGAACCTGAGAGTAACTTAAAGCATCGAGATTAACTTTGAAGGTGGTTAATCCGCGCTGCGTGTATAAACAAAAAATGCTTCCAGTTTCACAATCAGGATTATTATTGCTAAAAGATAATAAGTTTCTTTGAGGATAAGCATTCACTAAATTTTGCTGTTGTTGAGGCGTGAGATTAGAAAAATAAACCGCCTGACATTGAGATTTCGAAAAATTGACCGCGCTTAATCCTTGAATATGATATTCATAAGCAGATTGTTTGACTTGGCTTTGAAACGCTGCCGTTGCAACAGGATTATCAATGACACATAAGGTTGGCGTAATATTATTTGGCCATTTACTATAACTTAAAATGGCTAAAGTCAGGCTATAAGCATTATGGACAGAAACAGCGGGCACAGTTTCACAGGCCATTAGAATGACCAT